ACAATGCTGAGGAGATCGTCCGACAGCTCTTGCTCTGGTGAACATCCTTCTGAGTCGAGGACCGTGATACCGACGTCGTGGAGTGCAAGCATCCGTTCGAGGAGGTCGAATGCGAAGCGGCACAGACGGTCCCTTGCGGCCACGACAACTTCTCGGATATCTCCTTGCACCGCGAGTTCCAGAATGGACGCAAGGCCCTTGCGTTTCCAGTTGATCCCAGGGGCGATGTCGGTGATGATGATACCATCGGGACAGCGCTGTTCGAGGAATCTGATCTGTCGTTGGAGGTCGTCCTTTTGCCCTCTTGAGGACACCCTTGCATAGCATATGATTTTTCGGTTATCTTCGGTCTGTGGAGTTCTTTTTGACTTGTCGAACGACGATATATCATATCGACGCTGTCCTCCGGGAGTTCTGAGAGATTTGATCTTCCCGGTGTCTGCCCAGTGTCTGAGCGTCCAGTCGCTGACATTGAACAATTCCTTGACTTTGGAGCCGGAGATGTATCCACCATCCATATATTACAAAATCATATTTTCCCTGGAGTTTTTACGAGCATTAAAATGTATGTAAAAACACAGGTTTCTTAAGAAATCCTAAGGTATCCTTAAGGATTTTATGAACAGTTTGTAGCCTTTCTTGATAATCCGGTGTTGACATTTTTTTTACTATTGCGAAAATGTTTACATTTATTACTTGTCGATATGCAGGTGGGCGATAACTGCGAATCCAATCCCATAAAGTAAATATTACAAACAATTACTCGTCTTCGTCTTCGTCTTCGTTGTCCTCCTCATACCGCGGAGCGAGGAAGAAAGAAATGTAGCTGTCATCCGCAAATTCGTATTTGAGCAGAAGAGGTTGTTCTGGCGAGAGCCGGAGGGCCACGGTCTTGCTCACGTTCGCTGCCTTGCAAAAGGTGTTGATATATTTCAACGAGAACGACGAATCGAGAGGGCCCGACACCTTCACACGCGAACCCTCCACCCTGATGCTTCCCGTCCCGATCTCGCCAGAGCTTGACATCCACACCTCATCGCCCGCCTGGATGCGGAGAGCACCGCCGAACATTGCGAGGTTCTTCACGTGCTTCTGGAATACCGCGGAATCCGCGTCGATTTCCACCTCGAAGTCCATGTCGGGGATTTCCATCTCCTCGCTCTCGAGGTCGATCAGACCCATCTGGAAATTGCCGTGTTCCGTCGAAATCTTGAAAAAGTCGGGGGCCTCTTCGTCGTATACAAACGAGGTCGGGCCGTCCACGCACGACAGCACCTTGACCAAATTCGAGAGCTTGACGCCAATCACAGTTTCCTTCCCGAGGGAATACACATCAAACATCCCCTTGGAAAATTTCACCGCGGACAGCGAAACATGTCCGGTGTCCATCGCCACAATTTTCATCCCCTGGGCCGAAAACGTGATGTTTACGTCGTCGGACAACTCACTCAGGAGTGCCAGCGCTTTCCGCATGATGTCGACATTCGCGATAGCGACCTTCACCCCGCCAATTTTCATGTTCTCAAACTGTGCGACGAGGGCGTCCATATTAATAGTAGTTTGGTGTTTACAATTTGGTATTGTATACAGAATGTCGATATGATTCAGTCCGCAGTGACGTCATATACGGTCAGTCCTTCTCCCCATCCATCTGTGTTTCCTTTGTCATAGATAGTAGTCTTCGATACGATGCGGATGCCGTCGAACCTGAGCAGAGCCCTGTCCATATGCCGCGGGTCATGGTGCTTGCTGTGGATCGTCGCAAGGATCGTCTTCTTCGCGAACTTGTCCTTGATACTGCGAACGACTTCATGACGAAAGTCGTGCTGCTGGCCGACGACAAGGTTGTATTCGGCTTTCAGAATCGCATGGTCCATTTGGTTTGGACTGATCTCGTCAAACCACGTGATGTCGTTAATGTGCGAATTTCCGTATAGGGTATACGAAATATCTTCGCCGATGAATAGCAATTTCGTCCGAGGGGCGCCGGCGAGGTTGTTCAACGCGTGGTGAAGACGAGAGGAATTCTCGGGGAGGCGCGACCGGCGAAGACAACCGCGAGAAATTGACTGTGCCACGAAGTTGATGTTTAGCGACATTTACTTGATATACCCCAATATTATTACATCTCAAAAATGTCGATATATATTTATATCGACGTTTTCGTGAAACTCGAAAAGAGCGTTTTACAAATGCCGAACGCTTTCAAAACTATTTCTGAATCCTAAAAAAAAATATTTACTATATATATCACGACTACCATGCCTACTCACAGCCCCAAGAGAGCCAAGAGCCCCAAGAGAGCCAAGAGCCCCAAGAGAGCCAAGAGCCCCAAGAGAGCCAAGAGCCCCAAGAGGGCCAAGAGCCCCAAGAGAGCCAAGAGCCCTGCTAAGCGCGTCAAGAAGAACAAGTAAAAATAAACGGAAATAAAATATTGATGGTTTTTTTGGTATAAAATTATATCAACAAAATCCCGTGAGTAATATATTTATCATAGTAATGGCTGGGAAGGCAATACCAACGGACCCCGCGACATACTCAAGGATAAAAAGTCAAGTAAAGGCGAGCGCAAAAAGCAGATGGCCCAGCGCGTATTTGTCCGGCCTCGTGGTCCAAAAATACAAGGCCGCTATGGCAGCCAAGGGGAAACGACCTTACAAGTCATCGTCCCCACCGAAGAAGAAGACGGCCCTTGCCAGGTGGTATGCGGAAGATTGGATAAATGTCAAAAGTGGAAAGAAATGTGGAGAAGTCCGCACGAAGACGTATTACCCCACCTGCCGCCCTAGGAAACGTATCACGTCGGAGACGCCCCGAACTGCGAAAGAGCTGACTGAGAAGCAAAAGAAAAAGATGATTGCCCTGAAACAGAAGGCTAAAAAGAAGATTGTCCGTTATAACAAACTTGTTTGATTTTACAATTTCGTATATGACCACTTGAATCCGTATGCAGTTTTGAGCTTTCCGTTCGCACATCTACTTATGTTAGAACTAGAAATCTTGTTGAAAATTCGTGCTGCTTCTTCGCCAGAGACAAAAGATTGAATAAACGTACCATTTATATCATATGTAATGAATGACATTTACATCTTGATGCTGTCAATATCTGAAACCCACATTTGTTCCGTGGTAGTGTTCTGTAGGACGACAAGTTCCTCCTCGAGTGCCAAGGCCTCTGCCCGCAGCTTCTCGGCACGCTCCTTGGTCAATGACGAAATCTTCATCCCGAGGAGATACTCGAACGAACAATCCACTCGGTCAAACTTCATCTTCTTGAGATCCTTGATAACATCTTCCTCTGCCCGCCGCGTGATGACAAGCGACCCATCGTTCACGCTCGAGATGAAGCGCGATTTGTTCTGGGCGGTGAGTACCCGCGCCTTGAGGTCCTTGATTAGGTAGTTTTTGCGCTTGACGTAAAACTCCTTGCGCGTCGAGAACCAGTCGGCGATGATGTCCAGAGGGGTATCGTACTTCTTGATTTTTCCCGTACTGTCAAAAGCGTGCATGTTCGTAGTCCTGATAGTGCTCTCCAGCTTCAGGATCTTGGGGTCGGGAACTCCAATAAAGTCAATTTCAAACAACACGTTTGTCTCGTCGTGCTTTTCACGGAAATCAGACACGACCTTCTTTTCCATGAGACTCTCCAGGTGCTCCTTATACTCATTGGTCCACGTGCCCACCGGGAGTTCGCTTACCGTAATCGTCTTCCCTTTGGTATCATAAACCCCGTGGCACGTAAACACGCCCGGGGAAGCCTCGGCTATCGTACCCTTGAAACCGCGATACCACGGGGTCATTGGCACCATCTGCTTCCCGTCAATGAGGCGCTTCACGTTGTCAATAATGTCCTTAGGGTTGTACGACGGAATGTTAGTGGAGAAACCAGTGCCTATGCCATTTGCACCATTTGCGAGCAAAAAGGGGATTGTCGGGACGTAATATTCGGGTTCGATCTTGTCGCCGTCGTCTTCGAGATACTTGAGGAGCATGTCGTCGGCCTTGTGGAAGATGTCGCGAGTGTTGGGGGACAATTGTGTGAAAATATACCTGGCAGAGGCACTGTCCTTACCACCGTGGAGCCGGGAACCGAATTGTCCGCGGGGAAGAAGCAGATTGATGTTATTCGAACCCACGTAGTCTTGGGCCATGGACACGATCGCGCCTTGGAGAGACACTTCACCGTGGTGGTAACCAGCGTTCTCACTTGTGTATCCGGCAAATTGTGCGACTTTTATTTCTTGGACGAGGTTGCGCCGAAACGCCGAAAAAAGGATCTTTCGCTGTGAGGGCTTCAGGCCGTCCACCACGCTCGGTACAGAGCGCTCAACATCATACCTCGAGAACAAAATAAGCTCCTTGTCAATAAAATCGTCTACAGGGATCTTTGTGAGTGTTTGATCGAGCTGGTTTCCAGGCTCAAAGTTGAGCAACCACGTCTTCCGCTCATCCGCGCGAGACTTGTTGAAGGAGCGGTCGATCAGCTCCGAGGAGTCATCCGTCCAACCAAATACCTTCGTGAGACCCTTCAGATTCTTGAAATACCGCTTGGCATCCTCACTCGTAGACGTACCCAACCCCTTCAAGTACTTAACACTCCACTTATCCCCGGAAGTCTTCTTCCAGTCCTCAAAGTCGGGAAGACTGTAAAACTCCTTCATATCTTTGCCACGCTTTGCGATGACGATCGGCGTGGTGAATTTCTTGAGGAACCCGGGGATCTCGAGCAGTGAAGGGAATTGAGCGTGAAAGAAGTTGAGAACCAGACCAGCGATGTGAGAACCATCTACATCAGCGTCTGTCATCAACATAACGGACCCGTACCGGAGAGACGAGGCGTCCTTGTAATTTGTGCCGTTTCGCAAGCCAAGGATTTGCTTGATCGCGACGATCTCGGCATTGTTAGTAATACTCGAGACCGAGGCATCGCGGACATTCAGCAGCTTACCGCGAAGCGGAAATACTCCATACTTCTCACGACCCACTACCGCAAGCCCAGCTGTGGCAAGCGTGGCGGCAGAGTCTCCCTCGGTGAGGATGAGCGTGCACATCCCAGAGTGCTTCGTGCCCGCCCACGCGGCGTCGGTAAGTTTTTTTATGCCGGTCAAACGAACTTTCTTCGCACCATCCGTTTTTTTGAGATTTTTCATCTCGACGAGGCTCTCGCGGACGTTGGTCTCGGCAATCACATCATCGAGGACCGCAGACACCGCCTTCTTGAGAAACGCCGCGGAAGGAGAGCACTTTACGTTCTTGCTCGTGAGGATGTCCTTGGTTTGCGATGAGAACGAGGGGTTCACGACACGGGCGTTGACGAACACGAAGAGCTTGTTCTTGACTACGGCGGGCTTGACGGTGACCTTCTTCTTGAGCGCGGCTTCCGCGACCGCCTTGGCCACCGCGTTCGCGACGAGGTCCACGTGGGTGCCGCCGCGAGTTGATGACGCGTTGACAAACGACACGGACCGGAACTCATCAGACGGGCATACACCAATATCCCAGGCGTCTACGGACTCAAACACAGGCTTGGCTTCTGTGTACATCTCAAAGTAATCCTTGGCGCCCTTGACGTCCAGACGCTTGCCGTCGAGGAAGATCTTCACCTTCGTGAGGACGGCCGCCATGTCATATACGCGCCGAACCAGGACCGACCGGGTGTCCTCGTCGATCGAGTCCATGCCGAACCGGGGGAAGTCGGGGCAGAAAGTCGTCGTGATAGACCCCGCCTTGGAAGACTTGGTCACCTTGGGCTTGGACGCGTTCGTCATGTTGTCGCTCCACGACTGGATATACTTGTGCGCACCATCGTAGATCTCAACGTCAAACTTCTTCGAAAAGATGTTCGTCAGCTTGCTACCGTATCCGTTGCGACCTGCGCCGGTTCTTTCCTGCGTGTCGTCAAAGTTCTCGCCGGTGAGCAGATGCCCGAAAATGAGCTCGGGCACGTAGCACCCCTCGTCGTGCTTCTCGATCGGGATGGAGCATCCGTCGTTGAAAATCGTCACGTGGTCTGAGTCGATGGAGACCTTGAGCGTCGTCATTGGCGCCCCGCGATTGAAGCAATCGGCAGAATTAGTCAGGATCTCGTCGAAAATCTTCAAGAAGGCCGGCGAATACGAGACCGACTTCTTCACGATCGCATCTCCTGTGTAGACATACTCCTCGCGCGCTTCTTTGGCCACTGAGCCGACATAAGTATCTGATCTGTGAAGTATATGGTCGCGCTGGGAGAGCTTCACGTAGCGGGATGCCATTGTGTAGAATACTTGGGCACAAAGAGTATTTGTAGTTTATATGTCGATATGCGCCCGGGAAGAAAGAAAACCGTGGTCTAATGACAAGCTCACTGGAGTCCAATCCCAGGTCTTGCACGTAAAACCACTTAATTCGTCCGAGGCAAAAACGTCGATATAAATTTATATCGACGTTTTCGTGAAACTCGAAGTGAGACGTTTTTCAGTTGAACATCAGTCTCGCGGTTCCGCTGCCAAAATCCAGGAAGTTAAGAGCGACGGCGATGGTCTTCAGCGACATCGCAACCGGTTGCTTCACCATCTCGAACGAGAGCATCGACCGCACGTATGGCGCAAAGTTCAATAAGCCATTGGGTTGAAACGACGCCGAGTTTAAAGCAAAGCTATACGCGAATATGTTGTCGTCGGGTATCGATCTCGTAAAGTGCTGGTAGGTTTGTGTAAGTCGCCAATAATCTCCAGAGCGATCTTGAAACTGCTTATCGCTGTTTATATAGAACGTGCCGCTCTTGATTATGTTATAGTATTTGAAACTGGCATAGTCGTTCAACTTCAACGCGACGGTTGCCAGGAACTTCACCGGTTTGTTCAGTCCCCGCAGCTGAACCGTGGTGACATCCTTCATGACGACAGTCCCGCCCGAGGCCGTTATATAGGTCGGCGTGTCCACGACGAGGGTCTGTTCTATGAGGAACCTGCTGGGGTTCTGCGCGAACCTGTGCCTTTCGGTCTCGCCGAGGAACACGTAGTCCACGAGCACAGACGCGTTCACGTTTGGAATGTCTGGAATTGCCGAGTTCGCGGGGAGCGTGACGAGCACGGACACGGGCTTGAGGGAGAATTCGAGGAATACTTCGATGTTCGTTTGGAGGTTCAAGATGGGGATGAACTGCTGCTTTGACGATGGCCTGTAGCAGTTGAAAAACTTGAGCGGCACCGTGATGGTGTGCTCTTGGTCCGTGGGGTATACCTGCCCCCTTCCGATGGTCCTCGAGAGCCCGTCGTATTTCTCCGCCGGACAGAATAGTTTGTCGTCTATGTCCAGGTAGATTCCCTCGTGCGCCTGAACGACGGTGTCGCCTATCCTCAGCTTGACCAGGCCGAGGCAGTTGTAGCCGATAGTCTCGTTCCACACGCCACCGGGGATGCCAAGGTTCGGCAGCGTTATCTTGAAGCTCATGTGCCCCGCCAAATCCCCTATCTTTGACAGCTGGCATATGTTCTTGGTCCCGAACCGAACCGTGGTGCTGAAGCGCTCCTCCGTCGTTTGGACCGCGAAATTCGTGTATCGTTTGTACGCCTGCTTGAAGAACGATATCTGCGGGTTATACGTCAGGAACACGTCCTGCGGCCCTCTGGATACGAGCTGGAAAAACGTGCCTTCCGAGGCAGTGCCCCTCGCCCGCTTATCGAGGGGGATTTCGTCGTCCTTCACCGGCTTTATGTCCAACTCCCCGGGCGTCGGCGGATATACGTTTTCTGGAAACACGTTGAGGTTGCCGGAGGGTGGCGTGTACAAGTTGTCGAACGTCATCTCCCGCGCATGCACTGTGGGATTGTCAAACCGCCGAACGCCGCGCATCCCTACAGACTCGGGCTTGGCAAACACCATGAAACTCTCGTCGTACACGGGGAAATCCGACGCGAGATCATTCATTTGAATGAAGTAATATTTTTATACATTCTTTTTTACAACCGGCAGCATCTTCAAGTCGGTTACCCGTGCAAATTCGAATTTATCACCGGTGAATACCTGGGTCTTCTTAGCACGACTAAGTATTTCGAAACTACACGGTGGTAGGACTATCTCGTACTCGCCATGCTGACCAAACTTGTTCACGGGGGCTATGAACAACGATGGCTGCCCTGGAGGTATCATTATCCTCGTCAGTAGGCCACTCTTCCCCCGTGCATATTGCTTGGCATGTTTTGGGAGATAGGCGGTAGACGTGAACTGCGTTGATTTGAATACACGTCCCGTGACTTTTTTGTACACGTCAGTGCTCGTCCCTCTGTACACCGTGATGGCTTCTTTAGACGTAGGGGCGGCCATTATTATCCGGGTTAAATCGTTTACATACATCTGGAGCATAAGCTTGTACGTATCTTTTGATATATACTTTTCCACCACTAGGAATGTGTAGAACCAGTACTTATCCCCAATGTCTAGTGAAGTATATGTTTCCGCGGAACTCCTCAACATTCCCGGCGCTTTGGGTTTCATGACGTCGTAGCCCGCCGAGATGATGGTATCAAATTGGGACCACATAGGTAGAACCATACCGCTCTTTTGTTCAGTTGGTAAACTTGAAAAAACTGTGCCACTACGTTGGAAAGGTCCGAGCCAAAAGTGGGAATGGTTCGTGTAGCTCATGACGGTGAGAAGGTCGTGCAAAGAAAGGGCCCGCAGATAGTCGACTTGATCCGCCAGATAATCTACATGTCTGAAATTTTTCTCCCGGGGGGCAATCACTGCTCCGGAATTTATACGATTGCCGCGCGCGGTATTTACCGGGAAAGGGAAATTGGTATACTTTTTATTCTTGAACCCGGTAGCCGAGTTTATGTGTAGTTTCGGGGCAATCATATCAAACGTATTCCGCGTGTAATTTTTCTTGCGCATGGGTTTCATCCTATCATTTACTTTCTTCTTCCACGCCATAGCAATGCGTTTCACAGATTCATTCTCTTTATTGCCAACCCCCCTGGTCCCCGAAGCGAGGGTGGTAGCAGGCGGCAAAGCTTCTTTCGACGCGTTTTTTAGAACGGGTATTGGAGATTTCGGCGTGAATAGCTTCTTTACGTATACCCTCTTGCCGCCGTCGCCTTTGACGTACGTCCTGCCCTTAGAGTTCTCGAACACTTTCCGCT